CCTACCAGTCGGGTCTCAGATAGTAAGGTAAAAATCTACTCAATGTAGCAATGCCCCTTACTTGTTGGTAAACATGAACCCAACCTCCCACCCTAACTATATAAACAGAATTATCATATTGATATGAAAAGAGTTTTAATTACTGGTGGTGCTGGATTCATTGCTCACCATCTTATTGGACAGATTCTTGAGACTACTGATTGGGAAGTAGTAAGTTTAGATAGATTGGATTATAGTGGAAATCTAAATCGTCTTCATGATATTATGCTATCCTTTGATCCTGAAGTAAGGAAGCGTGTGAAGATTGTTCATCATGATCTTAAGGCAGAATTAAATCCTTTGGTTCGTAGTGAAGTTGGAAAGGTAGATTATATTTTACATCTTGCTGCTGGTTCTCATGTTGACAGAAGTATTGATTATCCAATGGAATTTGTATTGGATAATATTGTAGGTACTGCTAACATTCTTGAGTTTGCTAGAACTCAAAAAGATAATCTTGAGAGGTTTGTATATTTTAGCACTGATGAAGTATTCGGTCCTGCTCCTGATGGGATTAAGTATAAAGAGAATGATAGGTATAATTCAACTAATCCATATAGTGCAACTAAAGCAGGTGCAGAGGAATTAGCAGTTGCTTATGAGAATACATATGGTCTTCCCATTTATGTTACTCATACTATGAATGTCTTTGGGGAACGTCAGCATCCAGAGAAGTTTATTCCTATGTGTATTAAGAGAGCACGGGATGGTGAGACTGTAACTATTCATAGTGATAGGACAAAAACAATTGCAGGTTCAAGACATTATATACATGCTGAAGATGTTTCATCTGCAGTTCTATTTCTTTTAAATTATGAAGGAACATTTGAACCTACATGGGGTAATGCTAAGTGTCCTAAGTTTAATATTGTTGGATCAGAAGAATTAAATAATCTTGAATTGGCAACTATTATTGCAGAAGCACAAGGTAAAAAACTTAAGTATGAGATGGTAGACTTCCATTCATCACGTCCTGGACATGACTTACGTTATGCACTAGATGGTAATAAGATGAAGGAGTTAGGATGGGTTCCTGCTAAGTCTGTTCGTGAAAGAATTGCTGATGTAACTAAGTGGACATTGGAGAATAATCGTTGGATTACTCTGTAATATATACTAATAGAAATTAACAAGTCATGGGTAAGTATGTTAGAAAGGCACTTGTATTAGGTGCTGGTGGATTCATTGGAAGTCATATGGTTAAGAGACTTCGCAAAGAAGGTTATTGGGTAAGGGGAGTAGATTTAAAATATCCAGAGTTTACAGAGACAGAAGCAGATGAGTTCATTCAAGGAGACTTGCGTGAACCATCTTTTGTTCGTAAGTGCTTAGAGTATAAGGGCACTGGCGGGAAGTTCTATGAAGAAATTCCTTATAAGTATGTTCATCCATTTGATGAGATCTATCAGTTTGCTGCTGACATGGGTGGTGCAGGATTTGTATTCACTGGTGAGAACGATGCTGAAATCATGCAGAACTCAGTTACTATCAATCTTAATGTATTAGAGCAGCAGAGATTGATGAATAAGGAACATGATAGAAATTATACTAAGATATTTTATTCTGGTTCTGCTTGCATGTATCCAGAACATAATCAATTAGACCCCGATAACCCCGATTGCCGTGAAGATTCCGCATACCCAGCTGCACCAGATTCCGAATATGGATGGGAGAAACTTTTTTCAGAGAGATTGTACTTGGCTTACAATCGTAATCATGGCATTCCTGTTAGGATTGCCCGTTATCATAATATCTTTGGTCCCGAAGGAACTTGGGACGGTGGAAGAGAGAAGGCACCAGCTGCAATCTGCCGCAAAGTTGCTCTCGCAGAGAAGCAAGGTGGATCTATCGAGGTGTGGGGAGACGGTTTACAAACTCGTTCCTTCTTGTACATTGATGAATGCATCGAAGCAACTAGAAGATTAATGGATTCTAATTTCTTAGGACCAGTTAATATTGGATCGGAAGAAATGGTTACTATTAATCAGTTAGTTGATACTACTGCTAAGGTTGCTGGTAAAATAATAGAGAAGAAACATATAGATGGACCACTTGGTGTTCGTGGTCGTAACTCTAATAATGATCTTGTAAGAGAGAAGTTAGGATGGGATTATTCACAGACTCTTGAAGAGGGTATTACAAAAACTTATAAATGGATTAGTTCTCAAATAAGTGGAAATGGAAGTATCATTATAGGAACTGGTGATTTAGATGAAAATATGATTACATTAAATTTTCATGAATATGATATGCAGCAGCGAGAATGATTAAGATTTATACTTATTCTCATAATAGACCTGATCTAATACCTCTTCAATATGAAAGTATAAAGAAACATGTTAAAGATGATTTTGAATTTATTGTCTTTAATAATGAAAGGGCAGGTTCTAATCCCTTTAGTGGTTATTCTCCTGAAAGAGTTCAGGAGATTTTTGATGTTTGTAAGAGATTGAATATACAATGTATAAGAGTTGATCTAGACCCAGAACTTCAATTTATTAATGGGTATCAGCAGTTTGCTGGTGATTCATTTATGGGTGATGGAAGTCATGCCTGTGGGTATGCTTTTAGTTGGGGATGGAAACATCATATCTCTAAGAATGATTGTGTATCTATGATCATTGATTCTGATATGTTCTTTATAAAGGATATATCAATTGAGGATGTGATGGAGGATAATAATTTAGCATTCATTCCTTCTCATAGGTATAGTGCTAAGTATCAGGATGAAGAGAACCGTGGTTCAATTGCTTTAAGGTATCCTTGGAACGGTATTGTAATTGCAGATATTCCTAATATGCCAAACCCCTCAGAACTTAAATGGGGATTGGGTATGGTTAATGGACAAGCTTGTGATGTTGGTGGTGAGGGTTATAAGTATCTTCTTGACTATCAGAATGAATTGAGAATTAAATATATCGATCATGTAAGTATTCAGAGAGATGCATACTCTGGTGATGAGCACACACCCCCAGATGGTTATATTGAAATGGGGTTGAATGGATGTGCCCCTATGCATGTCAATTTAGATAATAATGAATTTGTAATATTAGATTATCAAGAATCAAATAAGAGAACTTTTCCTCATCAGAAAGAAAGAGAAGAGTATTGGCAATATCTTCATGACTGTTTTTCTTATATGGTGCAGTATGCTGCTAAGTATGAATTTCCTAAACCAACTTTTATTGACTTGATTAAGTTTGAAGTAGATGATAATATGGAAGACGCATTCATCTTACATTATAAGAATGCCAGTAATGGTAATGCTTGGCAGTCTGATGAATATAATAGTAAAAAAACAAAAGCTTTATCTAATGTATTATCTGAATTATGATTGCGGAAACAGTTAAGTATGAAGGTAAGAAACGAGTTCTTATTCTTGGATCCAGTGGACAGATAGGTGCTCATTTAACTGAGTATCTAAAGGCAAAGGATTATGATGTCAGAGAGTTTGATGCTGTTAATGGAGAGCATCAAGACATGACTGAAATTCCTAATATAGAATTGCATAGGAATATAATGGTAGCAGATTTTATTTTCTTCCTTGCATTTGATGTAGGTGGTTCTCATTACTTAAAGAAGTATCAACATACATTTAACTTTATTAATAATAATACTAGAGTGATGGCAAATGCTTTTACTCTGATTGAGAAGTATAATAAACCATTTGTATTTGCATCATCTCAGATGAGTAATATGAGTTACTCACCTTATGGTGTAATGAAGAGAGTTGGGGAACTATATACTAAATCCTTGGGTGGATTGATTGTTAAGTTCTGGAATGTATATGGAATTGAAAGGGACATGGAGAAAGCACATGTCATTACTGATTTCATCAGGAAAGGATTTGAAACTGGTACTATTGACATGATGACAGATGGCACGGAAGAAAGGGAATTTTTATATGCTGAAGATTGCTGTGAAGCGTTGGAAACGCTCATGGAGCAATATTCTGATTTCACTAGTGACGACGAGTTGCATATTACTAGTGCTGTTTCTACAAGTATTCTGGAGATTGCACAGCAAATTCAGTTATATTTTGGGGGTATATCGAAGGAGGTGCAGATTGTCCCGTCATCCTCGAAGGATGAGGTGCAGAAAGACGCTAGAAATATACCAGATACATACATCAGAAAATGGTGGAAACCAAAAACCAATATAACTCTTGGTATAGGAAAAGTATTTGAGGAGATGAAAAAGGATTATGAAAATATTTGATTGTTTTATTTTTAATCATGAGGTAGAACTCTTAGAGATAAGATTAAATATCTTGAATGATTATGTTGATAAGTTTATTATTACTGAAGGTGATATGACTTTCTCTGGATTACCCAAAGAGAGTCATTTTTTAAATAATAAAGAAAGATTTGCTAAGTGGGAAGATAAGATTATATTAAATCAAATTAATATTCCAGAGTGTGAGAGTCCTTGGCACAGAGAGATATATTCTAGAAATGCTATGGTGAATCTTGATATCTTTAATGATGATGATTTAATTATTATGAGTGATGGTGATGAGATACCTAATCCAGAAATATTAGAACAAGCATCTGAATGGGTTTCTGATGATACTCATTTTACATTCGAACAATCTTGTTATGCTTATTGGATGAATAATTTATATTCTGACAAGTGGTTTGGCACTAGAGCAGCTACTTATAAGTATGTTAATAATACTACTGTTGATGATATACGTGAAGGCACAGAGGATGAAAGTAAAATTACTGGATCTGTTATAACTAATGGTGGATGGCATTTTACATATTTGGGTAATGAAGATCACATTCGACAGAAAATTAATTCTTTCTGCGATAGACACTTTGATGTTCCAGAAGTAACTGAAAATATTTCTAAGAACTTAGATGGTGGAACTGATGTTCTTAATAGAACTCATATAAGTTATAGGAGAGTTGATCTTGATGATTCATTTCCACAATATATAATTGACAACCAAGAGAAGTATTCACACTTAATTAAATGATTGTATCTGAAATTTATAATGGTTCTGGTTTAGGAAATCAGATATGGAATATAGTAGCACCAAGATGTATTGCAGAACATAGAGGATTTAGATGGGGTGTAAGAAGAGATACTACAAACAGTGCTCAAGGAAGTAGTAAAATACCATCTGTGGGGTTAAAAACATTTAAAGGATGTCAGTTCCTACCACATATAGATTTTGGTGATGAGGTTATTGGTGGTGTAACTTCTGTTGAAGGACAAGAACCAGATAGATTACCAGACGGAATTGAATATTATGCCAGAGAAAGAGTAGATGAATACCCTACAAGTATTCATGCACTTCAGAATGAAGATGCGATGTTCTATGATGATCTACTTTATAATACTATTCCAGACAACACTAAGGTTGATGGAACATTTCAGAGATTAAGGTATATTAATGATCGTAAGAGTGATATTGTACAGTGGTTGAAACCAAGTATTGAAGTAATAGATTATAGTAGTGATGATTTTTGTGTAATACAATTTAGGGGTGGTGAATATTTGATTACTTCTGCATGGTGTCCTCCTGAGTATTATAGAATGGCAGCAGATAGAATGTTAGAGATTAACCCTAACATGAAGTTTGGTGTAATAACTGATGATCCAGAGAATGCTAAGAAGTATATTCCTTGGGCACCTATCATAGGAGCATCTGCCATGGAATCTCAAGATCCTCTTGCACATCTTCAGGGTTCAGGATTCTATGAGTATAAAGGTGGTCCGATAGGTATTGATTATTCTATTCTACATAATGCTGTTCATTCTATTTTAACTTCATCTACATTTGCTTTCTGGCCAGCATGGACTAATACTAAAGCAAAGAATATTATTGCTCCTAAGTATTGGAATGATTATAAACGTTCTGATGGATATTGGAGAGGAGATGATAATATTGTAGATGATTGGTTGTATATTAATACGACTGGTGCTATAATGAATGGAGTTGATTGTAAGGACGAATATAGAGAGTATAGAAAAAAACATACTTTCTATAATGATAAACCAGAAGTCGTATGATGTTTAACACTGATAATATAACATACAGTAATGATCCTTTTGATCATTGGATACTTGATGATTTTTTAGATGTTAATGATGCTAAGAAATTAAGTTCACAATTTATTGATTATGATAATCCTACTGAAGAGATTATACATTATAAAGGATGGATTGGTGAGAAGAGAACATGTAATAGATGGGATAGATTTCCACCATTAACTTATAGTACATTTACTAATTTGTTATCGATGGATTTTATTTCTAAACTTTCTGAGATTACTGGTATATCACCACTTTATCCTGATATAGGATTACATGGTGGTGGATGGCACATGAGTGGTAAAGGTGGAAGTCTTGCCATGCATTTAGATTATTCTATTCATCCTAAAATAAATCTTCAAAGAAAATTAAATCTTATAATTTATCTTGAAGAAGATTATGATCCTGCATGGGGTGGCAGTCTTCAATTCTGGTCTCATGATGATGAGAATAAAAAACCCCTTAAAAAAATAAAAGAAATTGAACCTGTATTTAATAAGGCTATATTATTTGATACAACACAACATTCTTGGCACGGGTTTCCTGAACCCATTAACCCTCCACAGGGAAAAATGAGAAAAAGTTTTGCTGTTTATTATATGACTGATATAACTTCTACAGCAGAAGAAAGATACAGAGCACGTTACGTGGGAGTTTAAAATGTTAGATTTGAAAAGAGTTACTCTCTTTGCTATACACGTAGCATGGGATAAATCAAAGATTGCTACAGAAGATTTTCAAGATGGGGAAAAAGAAAAAACCCTTGATGATGGATTAGAAGGAACACTCAAAGCACTCTATACATGTATAGAGAGTTGTGAATTTGGTTCAGTAAGATTTGTCACATCTAAGGATGTTATTGATGAACGAGGTAAGGAACTCTTAAAGGATGGAATCATCTGTGAAGAACCTAATATTCCCATCAACAATATGAAAGATTATGCTAGGTATATGATTTATCATTTACATGAGCATGTTGATACTGACTTTGTTATTACAATTCAGCATGATGGATTCATTATAAATCCAAGTGCATGGAGAGATGACTTCTTTGATTATGATTACATTGGTGCTCCATGGCCATGGAGAGAGCAAGGATTTGTGACACCTTTTGGTGAACATATTGCTGTAGGTAATGGTGGGTTTTCATTCCGTAGTAAGAAACTAACTGAAGTTCCTACTAAGGTTGATGTTCCTTTTGACGTTGTTGCCATGAATGATTTTTATAAAATGTTTGGTGGTGTCAATTGGAATGAGGATGGAAACATCTGTGTACATAACAGACACATCTTTGAAGAACAAGGATGTAAGTTTGCACCTGTAGAGGTTGCAAAAGATTTTTCACATGAGAGTCCATTAGATGTGAATCATGGTATAATACCATTTGGATATCATGGTAATTTGCCAACTGGCGTAGAACTTAATTAAGGAGATTTAAAATGAGTAAGTTTGATGTTCAACATTCGGATGCATCGTTTCAACATTTATCATCAAATGATTTAGTTGATAGTGTTGCTGCTATGGATATTTTATCCACATACCATAAGAGAAATCATTATCTATTGAATAATGGTGCTAAGGGTTATAAACCTCCTTCTTGGTCAGATGTAGATAATATATTTTCAGATGATGCTCCAGTGCATCCAATGACGCATTTGGAATGGGCTGCAGGTATTAGAACTTTTGATCCTGATAATACTAAAGGTGATGTTTTAGAATTTGGAGTTGCTTGTGCTGGAACTATTAGGGATATTTCCCCTATCAATGCTAGTAAAACAATCTATGGTTTTGATCATTTCAAAGGATTAGAACAAACTAAACAGGAAACACCTGACTATGCTGGATGGTATAAGGGTGCATTCAGACTTGAGGGTTCTGAATATCGACAAACATATGATAGAGTGTTGGAAGATTGTGCACAGTTTCCTAACATCACATTGATAGTTAAAGATATTCATGAACTTGATGAACCGTCTGCATATGGTATAACAAAGATATCAGCAGTTCATATTGATGTGGATATCTATGAACCAACAGTCTCTTCTTTAAACTTTGTTGATAAGTGTGAATGGGATGAGATTTATATGAGGTTTGATGATTGGCACGGACATGAACCTGATTATGACCAGCATGAAAGATTGGCTTGTAAGGAGTGGATTGACAAAAATGGTTATGGTGTTAATGTAATGAGAAATGGATTACATGGAGAACTTATTGTAACGAGGAACAAATGACAATAGCATTTAATCATCTAGGAAAACTGGGACAACTTGGCAATCAGATGTTCCAGTATGCAGCAACTAGAGGTGCAGCATCTAAGACTGGTGTTCCGTTTATGATACCAAATCATAGAGAAGTATTTGATGATGGAATAGGAAATGTTTATACAATTCTATTATTTGATGTTTTTAAATTAACAGGTGCAAATATATTAGGAACATTGCAGACTGATAATTATATTCGGGAAGATAGTTTTACTTTTGATGAAGATTTCTTTGCTCTTGATAACTCAAAGAATCATTCTTTATGGGGATTCTTTCAGACAGAAAAATACTTTAAGCATATTGAAGATGAGATAAGAAAAGATTTTTCATTTAAGGATGAGATTATAGATGAGTGTAAGTTAATCATAAAGGAATTTGATAATCCTATATCTCTTCATATTAGGAGAGGTGATTTTGTTATTAACTCTGGAAATCATCCTCCAGTTAGTTTGGATTATTATGAGGAAGCATTGAAACTATTTGATTCGGATAGAGATGTTATTATTTTCTCTGATGATACTGAATGGTGTAAGGAGCAAAAGTTATTTGATAGTGATAGGTTTGCTATTGCTGAAGGTGGTAATCAATTCTATGATATGTGTCTGATGACTTTATGTAATGACTTTATTATTGCTAATAGTTCTTTCTCTTGGTGGGGAGCATGGTTAGCAAACAAAGGTAAGGTGATTGCTCCTAAACAATGGTTTGGTGAGAATTTAAAAGATAAGGATACTAAAGATCTTTATTGTGAGGGATGGACAGTTCTATGAAGGTATCAGTAGCTTGTCCTACATTTGAATATTATGGTAGAGGGGTAGAAGTTCTGGACGATATGTTCAGGACTATTTCTATTCAGACCCTAAAAGATGTTGAAGTTGTTATTTCTGATCATAGTAGAACTGATGAGATTGAAGATTTTTGTAAGAAGAATGAGCACGACTTAAATATTAAATATCTTCGCAATGAGAATGGACGTGGTAATCCATGTATCAATACAAATAATGCTATTGATAATTGCACTGGAGAGATTATTAAAATATTTCAACAGGATGATTTTTTATATGACACTGAAGCATTGGAAAAGATGTATAAGGTCATGACCAATTCTTCTGAGAAATGGTTTGTCTGTGGTGCTACTCATACACGTGATGATGGTAATACTTTTTTCAATCCTATGTTCCCTAGATGGGATGATAAGATGATGTTATATCCTGGTTATAATTTTGTTGGTGGTGTATCGATTACATCTATCAAGAAAGAAGTTGCTGTTAGATATGATCCTGAGTTGAGAATGCTTTTGGATATTGATTTCTATTATAAGAATTTCTTAGAGTATGGAATGCCAATCTTCTATCATGATATTTTGATTGCTAATCGAGTCAGAGATACTGATACTCTTATGGCAGAAGTGACTGAGGAAGAGATTGAGGAAGAATTTCAATATTGTTTTAAGAAGTATGGTCTTAGCAGATGAGTCATAAGTATTATTTTTCTGTTGCTGCAATGTTCAAGAATGAAAGTTGGACATTAAAGGAATGGGTTGAACATTATAAGTTGCATGGTGCAGATCATATTTACTTGGTAGATGATTTTAGTGATGATGATTACTTACCAATATTACAACCATATATTGATAGTGGATATGTTACTCTGTTTAAGAGTGATGTAGAAGAGAGATTTACTGGTAGGCAGATTCATGTTACGAATAAGTATTTCCTTCCTATAGCAAAGGAATCTAAATGGATTGCTCAAGTTGATGTAGATGAGTTCTTGTATAGTCCTAAGGTTGTTAATATAAAAAAGATTCTGAAAAAGTATGAAGACTATGGTAGAGTAATTACGAATTGGGTATGGTTCAATTCAAATGATTTTATTGAACATCCTACAGGTGGTATAGTTAATAATTTTAATAAGAGAGCAGAGTATGATGCTAGAGTATGGGCTACTCTTTATAGTAATGCTAATCCAAATGGACAGGATGAACCTGAGTGGCAGAACTTAAATGCTCCTAAGTGTATTGTGAATACTGATTTTGGTATTGAGCAGTTTAATGTTCATGATGCAGTTAATAGTGGACAGACTATCAATCTTTCATGGAAAGGTAATGAGGAGTTGTTATTGAATCATTATCAATTACAATCCAGAGAGTATTGGGTGAAGGTAAAGATGGATAGAGGTGATTGTAACCATTGGTATACAGGAAACCGAAGAGGATTCCATGCATTCTATTCACTAGACATTGGTGATATAATAGATGATAGATTAAAAGAACAAAATTCGGGGATAGTTCTATGACAATTGGAATGAATAATCTTGGTAGGAACGGAAGAATGGGAAACCAGATGTTCCAGTATGCTGCTCTAGTAGGTATTGCCAAGCAGTGTGGATATGATTTTAGAATACCAGATCATTCAGAGGCAACATATTTTAATCGTAAGGTCGGTGCGAATATTATAACTGAGTATCATGAACTACAACACTGTTTTGAAATGCTCCATTGTGGAGATAGGTATGGTATAGTTGAGGGTGATGAAGTAGAACTACATGAGTCCCATGAATTTTGTGAAGAGTTATTTAAGGAATGTCCTAATCATGTATCACTCAATGGATACTTTCAGAGTGATAAGTATTTTAAAAATGCAGATAAATTAATTCGATTAGATTTTAGATTTAAAAAACATATTATTGATGAAGTTGATTCTCATTTTAAACAATACTTAGATGAGAAACCAGTATCTATTCTAGTAAGAGATTTTAATCCTGAATATGATTATCCTAATTGTGATAATAACCATGTTAATATACCACTACAATTTTATGAGAAGGCTATTGAAAGTTTAGGAAAGGATAGAACATATATTATTTGTTCTAATAGCATTGAATTATGTAAGGAGCAAAAGATATTCCAAGGAGATAATTTTATCTTTAATGAGGTTGTTCCTGATGACATATATAAAGGACATTTTGATTTGTGTTTAATATCCAAGTGTCAAGACTTTATTGTTTCTAATAGTACTTTTGGATGGTGGGGTGCATGGTTAGGTGCTGGAGAAGGTAAGAGAGTAATTCTACCAACTCCTTGGTATGGACCAGGACTTTCTTATATTAATACTGATGATTTATATCCAGATGAATGGGAGAAAATTGAATGGTAACTGTTGTTAGTCATGCTGGTATAGCCAATAGAATTAAAAATCTATTGAGTGCTATATCTCAACATGGAGATGTGAGTATTTTGCATGATACAATATCTTTTATTTTTCCTTCTCTTCGTAAGGTAGATGAGGTTGAACAAGAGTATCCTGAAGACTGGAGATTATATGTTGCTCCTGATGAAGAGAAACATATACCAGATTATAAGACTATTGATCTTTTATATGAAAGAACACCAGAATATTTTGTAAAAAAATATCTTAATATTATTCATAAATTAAAAATTAATTCAGAGATAATAGAATATGTTTCTGAGTCTACTGATACATGGGATGATATGGTAGGAGTCCATATTAGATCATGGTATTGTCCTAAGAAAGTATTTCATAGTAATGAGATATTTGAAAACCAGATAGATAAATTACCAGAAGATAAGAAGTTCTTTTTCTGTTCTGATAATTCTGATGTTCAACAACATTTTGTAGATAAGTATGGTGATAGAGTTGTCACATATGAAAGGCAGATGTTTAATGATCCTAGATTAGCTGAGTCTGGACATCATGATGATATACAATTAACAACTGATGCTTTTATTGAGTTGTTAATGTTATCAAAATGTGCTACAATTGTTGGTACATATGCTAGTTCTTTTGATGAATTAGCATGGTGGATGAGTGGGTGTAAATCTAAAGTGATTATTCCTACTCCTATTAATTGTGATAAAGAATTCCAAGATTTTAACAATTTGATTTACGTAAAAAAATGATTACACTAGAAGCAACTAAACAAGTAGCAGATGATTCACCAGATCATATTTGTCCTGTAGGTGCGGTAAGAGATAACTTTACTTCTCAAGGATTGATTGATGAAGTTAAGGATGGATTTGATGATGAACAAATTTCTGTATTGGATCTTGGATGTGCTGGAGCACAATTTGTTGTTGACTTTATTAATAAAGGTGATATAGGAGTAGGTTTAGAAGGAAGTAGCACTTCTCTTACAGGTGTAGGAAAAGAGAATTGGGATAAGTATCATGATAAGAATTTATTTTTATGTGATATTACAAAGGACTATCAACTATATGAAGATGGTGAACCTATGCAATTTGATTTCATTCATTCAGAAGAAGTCTTTGAGCACATAGCACCTGATGATGTTGATCCTATGCTTAAAAATATCTTTAAGCATTTGAAAGAAGGAGGTCTTTGTGTCTTTGGAGTTTCTTTAGTTCCTGATGTAAGGAATGAAAAGGGTGAGGATATGGTACCACCATTTGCACCAGAGGATAGAACGATTGGATATGAAGGTAAGTTATTTACTCTTCATCAATCTGTGTTTCCTGCTACATGGTGGAAGGAAAAGATAGAGTCTAATGGATTTAAAATATTTGAAGAAGGGTTGCATAATAAGAATCATTTTGGATATCTTTTTGATCACATAGTTCGTGGTGCTGGATATTCTGGCAATGTTGCTGGATATCAAGGATGGGATGAATCTGCATACTTCTGTTGTACAAAATGATTGATCTTAAACAATGCACCTTTATCATTCCTGTAAGGATTGAAAGTGAAGATAGGATGCGTAATGTTATTACAGTCCTTTGTTATCTTCTAGAAAATTTTGATACAAAAGTTATTCTGAAAGAAGTAGATACTGAATCTGTATTTGAGAAAGAAGTTCTACCACAGATTAAAGATTATCTTGGTGATGGTATCAATAATCTTACACATGTATTTGAGGAATCAGATGATCCTGTGTTCTATAGAATGAAGATTCTGAATGAGATGATTGATATGGCTGACACACCAGTCATTGCTAATTATGATGGTGATGTTTTGTTCAAACCAGAAACATATACCAAATCAGTTGAGATGGTTGAAGAAGGATATGATATAGTATATCCATATGGGTTTGGAGAATACCAGAAGCAGGTATTTGCTGATGATAATGATGTAAGTGAATTTCTTTCTGAGGATTTTGATTTTGATATTCTAGATAAGAAATCAAAGATGTATGATGCTCAGTATGGACATGTTCAATTTGTGAGTAGGAAGTCTTATATAGAAGCAGGAATGGAGAATGAAAACTTTAGAGGTTCATCACCCGAAGATAAGGAGAGATTCTATAGATTTGACAAAATGGGATATAAGGTTGGTAGAATAGATGATGAAGTATATCATTTAGAACATAGTAGAGGTAGAAATTCTTGGCCTAATTCTGTTGAAGGTAATCCATACATGAAAGAAAATTTTAATGTATGGGAATCTATTCAGAAGATGACTGGAGAAGAATTGAAAGAATACTATTCTAGTCAGGAGTATCTTAAAAAGTATGTTAGTTGCTAGTTGTCCTTTAAGAATTTCTTTGTTTGGGGGTTCTTCAGACAATCCTTATTTTGTGGAGAAGTATGGGTATGGTTCTGTTATTAGTTTTACATGTGACTTAAAAACATATGTAACTATTAGTCAGGATAAGATAGGATTTAATAAACAAAAGCATAAGTATCTCATAAACTATTCAAAGAGAGAAGAAGTTTCTAGTATTGGAGAAATACAGAATGAAGTAATAAGAACTGTATTGGAACATTTTGATATGCCACCAGTTCAAATTACTCTCACTAGTGATGCTTATTCGCAAGGAAGTGGACTAGCATCTTCTTCTTCTTATACTATAAGTCTTATTAAAGCTTGTTGTTTGTTCTTAGGAATTTCTATAACAGAGAATGATGCTTGTAAATTAGCATATAAACTTGAAAGAATTTATAATCCTTATTGTGGGTATCAAGATCCATATGGTTGTGGTATCGGAGGGTTTAAAAGGATTGAGTTTATGGGTGGTGATCGTATTAAGTATGAGTTTTTATCTACTGATATATTTGATCATTATGATACACACCTTGTTTTTACTGGTGTCACTAGAAACTCTAAAGCAATCCTCAAAAACATCACGGATAACTTGGAGAAAGTTAAACCAGTTTTAGAGACAGTAGATTATGCTTATGATAGTCTTATTAAAAATGATTATACAACTTTCTTTGAACATTTAAATAATGGTTGGAAACAAAAGAAAGAAACAAGCACTTCTATATGTGAGAATGAAAAGATTATTGAAATAGATAATGTCTTAGAAAATAACGAAAGTGTTATCGCACATAAATTATGTGGAGCAGGTAATGGAGGTTTCTTTTTAGCATTCTCTAGTAAAGAAAGCTTGAATATTCCTTATAAATCTGTTAGAATAAATGTATCACCAAATGGAGTTATGGGTAGATGTCTTTGATTACGTTAGAAACAGAGTATCCTGTTGCTATTGATTCGCCAGATCATATAGCACCAGCAGGAACAATTGCTGACAATAGAACTGATAAAGATTATATGAGAGCAGTAAAAGAATATTTTGGTGGGTCTAAAGACACTAAGGTATTGGATATGGGATGTGCTGGTGGGCAAATGATTGCTGACTTTGTAGAGGGTGGATATACTGCTGTTGGATTGGAAGGTTCCACTCATGCACATCAAGGAGCAGGTGCTGCTAATTGGAGTAAGTATCTGAATAAGAATTTCTTCAATGTTGATTTGGCAAAACCATTTCAATTGAAGGAAGATGGTGAAGATATGAAGTTCAACTTCATTCATAGTTGGGATGTTATTGAACATATCCATCCTGATGATTTGGGTATATGGTTTGATAATGTCAAGAATCATTTAGCAGATGATGGTGTATTCTGTTGTGTTCTTGCTACTACTCCTGATTATGAACATGTAGATGGTGAGTTAGTAATACGTCATCAGTCAATGTTTAATTCTGCTGAGTGGATAAACATTTTTTTTGATAATGGTTTTGAACTTTGTGTAGAGAATGATTGGCATTCATATCCTGTAGGAAGAAACTATCCTGATAGTGTTAAACCACAATGTTTCCATGAAGCTGCTGGTGTGGTTGGAACAGAAAATGGATTATACTTTGGATACTTATTTGGAGATGCTCAATTTAGTAATCATGATAATAAAGGAGCAAACATTTATTTCTGTGTAAGAAAGAAACAGAATCATACACAACGTATACCATCTAATTGGGATTAAAATTATGAATCCATTCAATGAATATATTGAAACTCTTAAATCTGCTCATATGGAAGTTGAGTTTTTTAAATTTCAGAAAGCATTTCACACTCACAATAGAATAATTATTTTGGGTAATGGTGGAAGTAATTCAGTTGCTTCACATATCTCACAAGACTATATGAAGTTTCATACTAAGAAAGTTTCTATTCTTTCTGATCCTTCTATGATTACTATGCTTACTAATGACTTTGGTTATGATTTAGCATATCAAAAATTCTTAGAAAACTATGTTGAAAAAGATACTTTAGTAATTATTATGAGTTCTGGTGGGGAGTCTAAGAATATGTTGAACTGTGTAGATTGGTGTGAAGATAATAAAGTTTCATATGGAGTATTGACAGGATTTAAATCTAACAATACTATAAGAAATGAAGCAACTAATGCACTATGGAATTATTATATTGAAAGTGATAGTTATGGTGTGGTAGAATGCGTACATCAAATATTCTTACATGGAGTAGTATGAAGTATTGTTTTGATTTAGATGGGACTATATGTGATACTCCCTTAAGACCTTCTGATTTAAAACCAGGATATTTGGAAGCAACTCCTTTTCCATTTATGGTGGAACAGGTTAATAGATTGTATGATGAAGGTAATCATATAATTATAATGACTGCTAGGGGTAGAGGTTCTGGTATTGATTGGACAGAATGGACAACCAAACAATTAGATATGTGGGGTGTCAAGTATCATGATCTTGAACCTATGTTTCATAAACCTACTGCCGATCTTTTTATAGATGATAAAGGTATTAGTGTAGAGGAATGGAAGAAAACTGTACCACCTAAGAAAGGTATTATTGCAGGAGCATTTGATGTTATTCATCCTGGATATATTAGAATGTTTAAGGATGCCAAGGAACATTGTAATCATCTTACAGTTGCACTTCATCAGGATCCATCAGTTGCAAGACGCAATAAATTAAAACCAGTACAGACTGTAGAAGAACGTAAAGAGATACTACTTGCTCTTAGAGATATTGATGATGTGGTAGTATATCAAGAAGAAGAAACATTTTTATCTTACTTGAAAGATTATGATATTCGTTTTCTAGGAACAGATTATATGAATGGTAGTTATACTGGTAAAGATATTCCTATTGATATTGTTTGGTTAGATAGAGAGGGACATGATTATTCAAGCACTAAAATGAAAAGATTAATTTTTGAATCAATTGCAGTAATGGGGCGTAGCGATTATGATTAGTTTAGTAACTGGTGGTGCAGGATTTATTGGTTCAAATCTTGTTGATTACTTATTGAGTAAAGGACATGAAGTAGTTTGTGTTGATAATGAAAGTGCAGAATGTAATGATAAGTTCTATTGGAATCCTAATGCCATTAATGTCAAAGCAGATGTAACTGACTATAAGGCTATGAAAAATGTATTCACTGGTGTTGATTATGTTTTTCACTTTGCTGCTGAATCTAGATTGCAACCAGCAATTAAGAATCCTATTGAAGCAGTATATAAGAACTGTGTAGGCACTACTACAGTATTGCAATGTGCTAGAGAAGCAGGTGTAAAGAGACTTGTTTATTCTTCTACATCTTCTGGTTATGGATTTAACCCATCACCTAATATAGAAACACAACCTGATGATTGTTTGAATCCTTATTCAGCATCTAAGGTTGCTGCAGAAAAATTCTGTAAGATGTATAGTGATCTATATGGACTTGAGACAGTTGTTTTAAGATACTTCAATGTATTTGGTGAGAGATCCCCTACTAGAGGACAGTATGCTCCTGTCATAGGTATATTCCAGAGACAAAAGGATGCTGGAGAACCTCTTACTATCGTGGGTGATGGCACACAGAGAAGAGATTTTATCTATGTTGGAGATGTTGCAAGAGCAAATGAACTTGCTGCATTAATGCCTGGTGTGAAAGGTCATTTGGGAGAAGTATTTAATGTAGGTAGTGGTATTAATTATTCTGTTCAAGAAATTGCCGATGCTATTTCAGATAATCAAACTTATATACCCAAAAGAGATGGTGAAATGGAGACCACGTGGTCTAATATAGATAAGGTTAATAAGGTTATAGGATGGAAACCAGAGGTTGATGTTTTGGAATGGATTAAAGGATGAGTAAGTTTGTAGTATTAAAATCAGCTGGATTAGGAAACAGAATTAAATTATATGTTTCCTATTTACAAAGATATGATGAACTCTTAATTGAGAAGGAACCTGATATGCATTTGTTTGATAATTTTAAATTATGTAATAAGGATGAAGATATAAAGATTCATCCATGGACTCATTCAGGGTGGAGATTATTAGTTAATGAGGATGAAGAAGATTATTGTAGTGAATACAAAACCATAGATCAATTATATAATGATACTCCACAATATTTTATTGATAAGTATCTTCCTGTATGGCAGAAGTTGAGAATTAAACCAGAGGTTAAAAAAATTATTGATGACTTTACTGAGGATTGGGATAAAGATGACATGGTAGGAGTTCATGTCAGAACTAATTTCCCTCCTGTAGATGATGGAAGTAGAAGTGTATGGATGGACTTTGCTGGATTTGAAAAAGAGATTGAAAAATATCCATCAACTCAGAAGTTTTTTCTTGCTACGGATCATGAACCAGTAGTTGCTCATTATAATTCTAAGTATCCAGAACAGATTATTACATTCCCTAAGAATGATATTGTTAGGCATGATAATCATTCTGATAATATAGATCAAACTATTACAGCATTCATTGATATGTATTTGTTGTCACAGTGTTATAAGAAATTGATATTAACATGGGCAACTTCCTTCTCAGAATGCTCTTGGTGGTTTGGTGGATGCAAGGCAGAAGTTGTAATGCCAACACTTTGGGATAAAGTTCCTGAAGATTTCTTCAAAATCATTTACAATAAGAAGGGTATGTCCTATAATCTAGGAGGAAAACCAGTCTTCGCAGAAGGTTGTCGTACTTATGCTCCTTTAAATATGGGAGATAATTATACAATAAAAAATTGGAGGGTTCACAATGAATAGAATTAAAGATTATGATAGTCTATCATTTGATATTGATAGATGGTTAAAAGATTATTATTACATGTATGCTCTTAAAGCATTTGTGGTAGGTGTATCAGGAGGAATCGATTCTGCTGTTGTATCTACTCTTTGTGCTAAGACAGGACTTCCTACTTATGTTCTGACTATGCCTCTTCATTCTAAGGAAGAGAATACAGAGTTATCAGAACTACATGCTTATGGATTAGTTGAGAAGTATTCTAACGTGACATTAGTAAACGTTGATTTGTCTGAAACATATGATAAGTTTATGTTCTGGATAGATAATACATTTACTAGTAATAAACTTGCGAATGCGAATACAAAGTCCCGTCTTAGGATGGTTAGTCTCTATCAGGTTGCAGGATCTGTTGGAGGTATTGTTGTTGGTACAGGTAACAAGGTAGAAGATTATGGAGTGGGTTTTTATACTAAGTATGGTGACGGTGGCGTTGACATTGCACCAATTGCTGACCTCTACAAAACCGAAGTCTGGGAGTTAGGAAAGCATCTTGGAGTAGATGAACGCATAGTTAATGCAGTTCCTACTGATGGTCTATGGGATGATGGTAGAAAGGATGAAGATCAGATTGGTGCTTCTTATGAGCAATTGGAAGAAGCAATGGAGTATAGAAGAGGCCCTGCCGTGGATATATTAGATGAATTTAATATGAAAAACAAACACAAAATGGAACCTATCCCCACATTTAAATTATGAAAATTGGATTGATTGGAGCAGGAAGACTTGGTATCTGTCTTGCTCTTTTAATAGAAGAAGTAGGTTTTACTGTTGTTGCTTCAGATATTCGTGAAGATTATGTGAAGGGTCTTAATGAAAAAAGAATTGATACTGCTGAACCTGATGTTCAAAGACTTCTTTCTAATTCTAGTAAGATTTCTTTTACAACAAACAATTATGATGTAATAGAACAGTGTGATATTATCTTTACTCTTGTTGCTACTCCATCATTAGAAGATGGTAGTTATGATGTAAGTGCTGTAGATAAAGTAGTTCAGGACTTTACAACTTCATCATCAAAACTTAAGGGTAAGTCACTTGTAGTTGGATGTACAACCAATCCTGGTGACTGTGATAGATTCCAAAAGAAATTGGATTATTTTGGTGTGGATGTTTATTATAATCCAGAGTGGATTGCTCAAGGTTCTATTGTTAAAGACCTACAAAAACCTGATATGATATTGATTGGTGGTGATGGGCATCATGCAACTGACATAGAGGGCATCTATATGCATGTAGTAGAGTCTGATTGTTCTGTTCATTTTATGAGCACTAAAGCTGCTGAGATTACAAAAATTGCAGTTAATTGTTTTCTTACAACTAAGATCAGTTATGCTAATCAGGTAGGTCAAGTTCTTGCCTTGGCAGGTATGGAGAATGAAATTGATACTGTGTTGAATACAATTGGCACTGATTCTAGAATTGGTAATAAGTATCTTGGATTTGGTTTTGGATTTGGTGGTCCATGTTTCCCTAGAGATAATCGTGCCTTTGCTTCTTATGCTAAGGACCTTGGTGTATGTTTTAATCTAGGTGAAACAATAGATAATTTTAATAATGAGCATAAAGTTTTTCTTAAAGAATATTTTATTTCTAAGAATAAGAAAAAATTACCATATTGCTTTAATTACTTGACATATAAAAAGGGAATAGATATTCTTACAGAGAGCCGTCCTTATGATCTTGCATTAGAACTTCTTGATGAAGGTTATAATGTTTATTGTTTGGATGATACAATAAAAGAAAGATTGGATAAAAGAATTATTTTTAATACACCTGATGAAGAAGTTTATTCTATTGATATATGATGGATAAAAATAAAGCACTATACAAATTAAAAGGTCTTCCCCATATTTACTATATCAATTTGGATGAACAACCAAGTAGAAGAGAATATATGGAGAATATGTTTGAGTATTGGGAAGTAAAAAATTATACTCGCATCTCTGCTTATGATGGAAGAGAGGATGACCTTGGTGATATTTTAAAAGGAAGGTATCCTGATAATATGTCTTCAGGTGAAGTGGGATGTAGCACATCGCATCTAAAAGCAATCAAACATTTCTTAGAAAATTCTGATGCTCCATGTGCTCTTATCATGGAGGATGATTGTGATATTAATACTGTATCTCATTGGTCATTTAGTTGGAAAGATTTTTTCTGTAAGATTCCATATGATTATGATATAGTCCAATTAGCTGTGATTAATCCTGCACAGGTGCACATGAAGATGCATCGTAGATTTGTGAATGACTTTTCTACAGCATGTTATTTAATTCATCGTAGGTATGGTCAGAAGTTAATGGACTTACATGTACGTGGTGATAAGTATAAACTTGACAATGGTGTAAAACCAAGAGCAGTCGCAGATGATCTAGTTTATAATTCTGGTAATACTTTTGCTATACCTTTATTTCTTTATACAATGGAGTTAGGTTCTTCTATTCATGATGATCATCTGGATGTATTTCATAAGTCAAGTTATGAAGGACTATGGAATTTTTGGAAAACGGATTCAACTAACGTGGAAGATTGGAATAGTGTTTTTGA